TTCATTACTTGTCAAAATAAATTCCAGAAAAGAAAGGTTTTTTATTCGCTTCTATTCCTATACTTGAATCATTATATTCAGGATAATCATTTACGTTATCACATATAAAAACAACTAATAGGTTAGCATAAAATTCTGAATCATTCTTTGCATCTGTTCTAAGTAATTTTAAACCTGCCATATCTATTGAATTAGAATATTCACCACTCCTAGTCTGAGCACCCTTGTCTGTAACCTGTGCATGTAAGTGTAGTAATAATTTATAATAACCTTCAAACTGAATAACTGGTAATATGTATTCATCTAATAAAGATTTATAAGTAGAGTTTCCTCCATCTACAATAGTACCATCAGAAACTAAAGTTAATACTTTATTGTATAGCTTAGTTCCTAGTAGTGATTGCATTTTAATTGATTGTGCGTTCTGCAAAACCTTTTTAACTATTAAAGCATTCACATCTTCTGAAATTACAGCCTTATCTAAAAAATTATCTGTTGAAAGTAAGTGTATTGTTTCCATTTTATATAGTTGTTTGTTCTGATTTATCAATAATAGAATACTCTGCTAATTTCAATTCTTCTGTTATTCCATTAATATTAGTAAGTCTATTTAATACGTTCTCAATATCTGATTGAACGGGTCTAATAACTGCACTCTGAAATATCTCTAATGATTCTTGTTGTTCTGCTTTACCACCTAATGCACCTTCAGTTCTTATTCCGAATAATTGTGGATCAGTAACTTGATGTGCTATCATTATTTTTTGAACTACTTCTTTACCAACCGAAATATAGGCTTCTTGGTTATTCGTTGATGGTAATGGTGTTAATGTTGCAGGATTATCTCCAGGCTCTCCAAAGGTTAACACAACAGGTTGTGCATCTGCTCCTGTATGTTGGTCAATAAATGACTTTTTTACTTGTGCCATTTCTACTTCTTCAGGAACTCCTGATGAAATATGTAAATGATAACCTGCTAAAAAGTTACTATTAATTTGGTTTAATGTAAAATCACTAATTGCACTATCTGACATTATATCTCTAATTGCACTTGAATAACTTACATTAGGATAATTATCTGATCCGATTGAAAGTCTTTTAAAGTATAATACTTGTGATAACTCTAATCTCTTATTTTCTGGTGTGAATGTTTCAAACTCAGCATGTAGTGGATTAGTGTTAAATGCTTTGTGCATCATTGTATTTGATGAAGGTTTTTTTGGCATTGACCAATTATCAGAAGTGTACCATGTATTATCTGCTATTCCTTTTCTAACCTTGTGAACAGGTATATAATCAATAGCTGCTATAATAGTCTTGTCTGAATTCCATCTAATCATTAAACTAAACGCATTAAACACTTCATAATTAGCAGATATTAATTTTGCTATATCACCCATAGGGTTCGAACCCCTATTGTTTGCAATGAAAGACTGTAAAGCAGGTGTTTGAGCCTTGTCAAATCCTTGACCTGACACTAATGCTACTTTTCTGTTTACTATTGCCGTATGTGTTGAACTACCTTCAATAAATAAGTCTAGTAAAAAGTCTGGATAAAGGTTATTAGAACCATATTTAACTATGCCTAAACGCTTATCTTCTTTTGTAGAAAGTTTCTGAATGTCATTTGCGAATTTAATATTCATTAATTCGATTGCTGATTTTCTAGCTGCCATAAACTATTTCTGTATTTGTATTATTATAATTTGTAGATGGTAAATCTACGTCAAAAAGTAGTAGTCCACTTTCTAATAATTTATTATCTGTTATAATTAAACTAGTTGTAGCACTTTGATAAAACTCATATTTATAAGTACCTGCTTTTAAATAAACTTTTCCATTTGGTAAATCTTCATCTACTAATGCAGTCACTAATTCTAAAGTTAATTTGTTAACCCTGCTAAAAGGTGCAGAATCTAATACTGATAGAATTTTAATTGAGTTATTATTTGTACTAACTAATTTTAAAAGATAATAAGGCACATCCAACGTCACTCTTTCGGTTAACGTGGATGATACCTTATTTATTCCTATCTTTACGTTCAACATTAGATGCCAAATGCTACTATTGGTGCAGTTGGTGTAGATGCTAAATCTACAATTTGTGCTGGTTCTGATTCCTTACCTGTTAAAGTTAAAGTAATTCCGTTTAAGTCACTAAATGCAGTTCCTGATCCAGATGCTCCAGTTGTTACTCTTAAACCGTTTTCAGCACCGTACATTTTGTAAATACCTGAATTTTCTTTTACGATAATCATCATATTTCCTTTAGATAATTCTTCTAAAGTTGTTCTAATTGTATCATTGTCAGCAGCTACTTTTCCATAATGGATAGTAAGATTTACTGTTTGCTCATAGAATCTAGTCCCAGTTGCTCTGTCTGCTGTTAATGCTTCAGTTGCTCCTGCTATTTCGATATCTTGTTCAAATTCTTTGAAAGTTAAAGTACTACCTAAAGCAGTTGAATCATAACCGTTCACCATGTTCCCAGTACTTGTACCGTAAACTATATTTTTTTCATGTCCTGCAACGTAAAGAGTATAAATTCCCCCTGTTGACACAACGCAGTTACCTAAAGTATAACCATTTGTTAATGTACATCCCATTTTATTTTCTTATTTAAAAAGAAACCTACCCATATTTTGAGTAGGTTCCTTAAATTATTAATTTATTTATTCTTATGAAGCAATTACTACTTCTTCTGGAATAGCTACTTGAACACCGATTCTTGCACCAAAGTGAAATCTATGCTCTAAGTTATCAGCTGACCACCAAAATCTTGATGTAGATAAATCAGATTCTAAATCAGTACCAACAAACATGTTAGCCTTGTTATAAATCATGATATCGTTTGCTGCTCTCATTCCTGAAATTCCTACAACTTGTAAGTTAGTTCCTGGATAAGTGAATCCCATTGCCATTTGGTCAAATAAAGGAATAAAGTTAGAATCTAATGTTCTGAACTCTACTACTAAAGCTAAATAGTTAGCCATTGACATTGCACAAATTAAACCTTCTCCAACTAATACAGCTGCAGGTAGTTTAGTGATTAAAGAATCAATATCAGCAATGATGCTTCCTGTTCTTGCAATTTGATTTCCTGCTGGTGCGTTATCCACAACAACTTTAATCAAACCATCAAAAGGATTAGCAGCACCAACCGTAGTTGCGTTCCATACTAAATTGTCAATTGAATTTTGAATAGTCTTTACTTTTAAATCTACATAAGCAGTTTCTAAAGAAAAGTTTTCATCATTAGCACCTCTACCTAATAATTGGTATAAAGTTGGTTGCAAATCTTCATCACATAAGTTTTCTTGAACTTTATAATCCGATACAGCTAAATTTCTTTTTGTTAAAGTAGTTGTTCCTGATGGTGACCATCCACAACCTCCTGTTTGAAGAACTGCGTCTGTTACTAATTTTTGAATATCAATAGAACTTCTTACTCCTGGTTGGATAGTTAAGTATTCTAATGATGTTAATCCTAAGATTGCTTCTGTTGCTATCTCGTTTGGGTTTTCTTTAATATACCCTGTTATTCCTGTTACGTCTAATGCCATTTTGTTTTTTATTTATGTTTATTATTTCTTTTTTCTACTATACATGTTAATCATTGCTTCATTCGGATTTTTGTTTTCTTTTACATCCTTTGAAAATTCTTGCTTAACTTTTAATTCTGAAATTGCAGGTACTTTTGCCATCTCTAATCTGATTGTTTCCAACATTGTTGCTTCCATTGCCGAAAATTCAGCTTTGAAATCTCTTGGATTCTTTGCAGATAACATTAAAGGACTTAAAATCTCCTCTATTGCTTGTAATCTACTTTCTAAACCACCTTCTTCTGATAATTCTGCTTCTACTGCAGGTGCTTCTTCAACAGGTGCTTCTTCAATAGCTACTAATTCAGCTACTTCTTTAACCATTCCTGCTTCAACAACTACCATAAACGGTTCAAAACCCTCTACTGTAAATTCATATTCACCATCTGCTGCTTCCATATCTTCTCCATCTGATCCGATTTCATAGATTACTGCACCAACTACCACTTCATCACCTTCAACTTTAAAAGTTTTCTCACCAGATACAGCATTTACGAACTTTAATTCAACAGCATCTGATGCCATTGTTGCTAATTCGATAGCTTCCTTAGGAGTTAACTTTTCGTTTTCCGAGAATAGAGCAGCAAACTTTTCAGCCATACTTTTCTTTTTCATACTTCTTTTATTTATTTGTAATTTCTTTTACTAAAGCCTCGTACTTATCTTTATAAGTTGCTTCTGCGTCCAATATAATGCTTATGTTTGAATTGATAGAACTATTAAAGACATTGCTAAATTCTTGCTTCATACCAAAGAATCCTTCAAGGCTAATCCCTTCAAACGTCTTGTCTTTAACTGATGCCCATACTTCAGGATTATCAATCTTTAATGTGCACCATGCTGAACCATCTTTTAACTCTAATCCTTCTGGACCAGTCAAACCTCTTTTAATATCTACACATGCAATTTCCACAACATGAACACCATCAACATCTTTTGAATGTTCTACATTAATAGAACCTGTACGTCCTTCCTTCATGTACTTGTGTACCATTTGTTCAATAGTCTTAACGCTGTACTTAATGTAAAATTCCATTCCATCTTGATTACGATATATTAAATCATCAGGTTGCATCAATGCACATGTCACTAATTGTCTATCTTCCGAAAATAGTAATTTAACTTTTTCCTTTTGTTCTGAAAATGCTATAAACATTTTTTTATTAGCAGGGTCTTTAACCAAACTAATTTTCTCCATTCCTAATTGTTCATCACCTTCTACCATGTAAGCATCATATACTGGTAATTCTACGTTTTCATATTTCATATTCTTTTTATTTTATCCTAGTCCGAATTGTGCGTATTGTTCAATACTTGCCACATTATCTTGTGCGTTTGTAATATCACTTTCTAATATATTATTTTGTATAATGATAGGACTTTGATTTGAACCAGCTTCATTATTTGCGTTTCCACCTGTATCACCACCTGTTCCAATGAATGTATTTGTAGGTGCTGAAGTTTCAATATTAGAAATATCACCTGATCCAATATTCGGAATATTTGTAGAACCTGATCCAGATGATTTATATTGAGCAGATGCAATTTTTGCAATACTTGCTGCACCCATTGCTGCCGTAGCAATTAAAGATGGAATACCTTGTGGTGATGCTAATGGTGCAACAACTAAAGAAGAAGTAATTGCTTTAGCTGTATCAACAACTGAAGCACCTAATTGAAGAACTTTATTAACTTGAAATTGTTTTTTCGCTCTTTTCTCTTTACTTTTTTCATCTTGTTTTCCAAACCCATCAGATATAGCAAATACTGCACTTGCTAAATCATTAGCTGAATTAGAATAACTTTTAGCTATATCTAATTTATCTTCAGTAGCTTTTAGATTTGCAACCCTTGCTTTCTCAGTCCAAAGTATTTCGTTTTCTCCCTGTAACCTATCAGCTTCTATTCTTGCTAATGTTTCATCTGCAAATCTTTCAATCTCTTGTTCTAATGCTAAATCCTTAGCAAGTTTAGTTGCGTCTAAGTTCTCTTGTTCTAATATTAAAGAATTAGATAATCTATCTTCTTCAGCTTCTTCATTCTCATCTAACTCATCTTCTAATGATTGCCAGTCTGTTATCTTTGCAACTGTTGCTGCCTTAGATGTTGTTTTTACTTTATCTAATCCTTTATCTGCTACCTCATCTAATGCTTTTGCAGTTGTAATTTGTATAGCTAATAACTTATCTTCAGCTACAACTCTAGTCTTATAATTAGCTAAGTCAAGTTTTGCCTTTCTTACTTGTGCATTATACTCAGACACTTCTATATCTCCATTGTCTAATGCTATCTTTCTGTCTAATTGTGCTTGGTAAAGTGTATTCTGATACTCTCTAGCTGAAGCTCTAAGTAAAGCTTTTTCTCTAATGAGCTGTGCTATATCAAACTCTCTTTTTTCATTTGCAAATTTAGCTGTAATTTTACCTATTTCTTTTTCACTAGCACCTCTCAATTTTGCATTAGCTATTGCAAGATTCCCTTGAGTGTTTAATATATCACCTTTGGTTTTCTCAGCATCTGCTAATGCTTTTAATGTTTCTATCTGATCCTTATAAGTTTGGTTTAGTTTCTTGTTAGCTTCTGATGCTTTTTCCGTTTCTGAAGTACTACTACTAAAAGCGTATATCAATAATCCTATTGCTGCGATTACTGCTGTAATAGCTATCAATAAAAGTCCAATAGGATTTGCCAACATCATAGCATTGAACGCAGCCTGTACCCCTGTTGCTAATTTAGTTGCTGCACTAAAACCTTCAATAGCACCTTGTATTCCTGCAGTGATTGCAATACCAGTACCCATGATTTTAAACATTTCTTCAGCACTCTCATTACCCACTCCAATTAAAGCACCTGCTGTTGCTACTGCTCCTAAACCTCCTGCTAACTTACCTAGTTCTCCTGCTTTATCAGCTGAACTTAATCCACTCAATGAATCATTAGCGTTCTTTAAATCACCATCTACTTTTTTTATTTCTCCACTTAGTTTCTTAAACTCCTGTGATGATACATCTAAACCTTTTGCTTTGTTGTTTAATTCATCTAATTCATTTTGTAAACCTTGTACAGAATTAGCTGCTACTTTAGTTTCATTTTCTAAATCAGTTAATCCTTTTACAGCATCTTTTGAATCTACATTAATATCTATGTCGTAAGTTGTAGCCATTTAGTCTTTTATTATTGTATGAAATCCTAGTAAACAATTACCATTTTTTTTGATCAGATTGTAATCACTTAAAACTTTAATATTTTTACCGTTCTTATAAGTGAGATATTCAAATTGCTTCCTACCTGCTTTAGTAACTACTCCTATTGTAGTATTCATTTGAGCCAAACCTTTAGAATATAATCTGATAAATACTAAATCACCTATGTTTGGTTTAGTTGATAAGCTATCTAATTTTAATGCTGCATAAGTTTCATGCATATTATCAGATACATTTAAAAAGATAGAATTAAGCAATCCATTTGATTCACCTAATTCTACGCTTTTTAATTTTATTTTAAGTTCTTTTAAGTTCATTTGATTTATTTTTAATTGCATTTGTTTTTAAAATGTCATTTAGTTTTTCATCCATAGCATCAAATTTAGAAAGCAAATTTTTAGTTTCTTTTTTTATGTACATTGAATTACATTTACTTTCCTTAAATTTTCGCTTCACAATCTTCATCTGAATTTACTTTTGATTTGAATTGATAATGATTCTATGTGTTCATTTGCTTCTGCTAGTTGCACCTTTAATTCTGCATTTTCAATTATCAATAATTCTATTTTAACAAACATTTTATCTTGCTTACTTGTTAAGATTTCAACTTGTTCTTTTAAAAATGCTCTCAAAACTAATTCAGGATCATCTTGTCTGGATTCTTTTTTAAAATTAGTGTACATGGTAGCGAGTTTGATTAAACCACCACCACCAATCATTCCAATCCCTGCTGTAATTATACTTGTAAAATCCATTGTTCTTTCCATTTGTTACTCTATACTAACTAATTCTACCTTTGTAAGCCTTCTAATATTATCATTCGCTTCGACACTAACAACATTTACCCTCCAATATTTATTGTTTACCCAAACCTTTGCATTAGGGTTAAGTCTAATGAAATCTAAATCAGATGCACTTAAATTATACTTAGAAGTAAATAGTTTACCTTTGGATATTTGGTTTAAATTCGTTTTCCAATATAATGATTCTAGTGTAACTGAAGGCTGTGATGTTCCTAAATCTGTATTTAAAAATGCTAATTGACCGAAATTAATACTCTCCCATGTTGAAGGCTTCCATGATGTGCTAGAAACTAAATTAATATCTAAAGGATAATTGTAACTTCCTGCATATGGATATGTGAACCTTTCAACTTGTGTGTAGGTTGCACTACTTGAAGTGGCTAAATATTTCAAAGTAAAGTATTTATCTGGTGTTATAGTTCCAGGATTAATTAAATCTTCACCTGCATATAAAACCCTATACTTTGCAGTTGTTGAATTTGGACTTAATGCTGATACTATTGCAGGGTCACCGTTTCCTTGAAGTATTAATGGTGTAGGTTCAAAAGGTGATTGTATTGTATTTGTTCCTGTGGCAAAGTCATTATCAAAATCATATTCATATTGACCGTATATTTCACCACTCGCATTAAAGTAATCTACATTATGTGCATCAGTTCCTTTTGTGTAGGTTAGTAATGCTTTAGCTGATTGTAATTCACCTAGCATTGTAATTTTGTCACGTTCGTTATTATCTTTTTTATTAGACCAATCTACAACTGAACCAGATGAATAAAATTCTTCACCAATATCAAAAATAAT